CTAGGTAATGCATGGGTATCGATAAGTGAGATACTATCATCACCGCCCCCACCGCCCAGCGATGTCCTAACTGACGACCTCGGCGTTCCTCTTACAGACGAATTCGGAAACTTCCTAACTCCCTAATAGGTAAAACGATGTCACAAACTGAATTTGGTCCTATAAACATAACTGGCGGCAATTCTGCGTTATTTACCGCTGAATTCCGCGACATCAACGGCAACACTACTGTCCCTGTAGGTGCCTCGATCAGCGTAACCTATACGAACACCACGAATTCTACCCAGACAGATACAATAACCTTATCTGCTGTTAACTACTTCTTCACTGGGGTATGGTCTAGCACATCGGCAAGTCCTGGTCTTGCTTCGTGGTCAATTACAGCAACTGGTAATTCTACTGCATCGCAGGCCGGGCAGATTAGAGTTATAGAGCCGTAAGAACAAAAGGTGAACCGATGTTTACGCCAGCGCAGCAAACCTCAGGAACCTTCAACTTTGCCCCTACTGGGGCAGAGTTTGTGTTGGCGGCATTCGGCAGAATCCAGCTTCGCCCAGCATCGATTACGCAGAGTCATATGTTCAATGCCCGTATGGCGTTGAACTTTCTCTTATCTGAATGGAGCAATTCTACCCCTAATCTTTGGGAGGTTGAGTTTCAGACAATGCCGCTGACCCAGGGCGTGGGAGCCTATTCGGTGCCAGCGGCCACAGTAATGATTCTTGATCTCTACCTTAGTACGGGGGTATCCCCGACGATTGACCGCATACTATGGCCGGTGAGCAGGACCGAGTATGCCTCTTACTCAGATAAGACCACCCAGGGCACCCCAACCGTCTTCTGGTACGACCGTCTGATTTCCCAGACCATAACCTTCTATCCTTTCCCTGACGGCAACGGTCCTTATACGGCCAAGTTCTATTCAGTCCGTCAGACGCAAGACGCGGACGTTTCTAACGGGGCAAACGTAGAGATTCCGTATCGATTCTATGAAGCTTATTGTGCTGGTTTAGCCTGGAAGCTTTCCGAGGTGTACGCACCGCAATTAGAGGATAAATTGTTCGCTCGGTATCAACGAGCATGGAATATAGCGACAACCCAGGACACTGAGAATGTGGGTATGACTATCGCTCCTGGAATCGGGGGTTACTACCAGCAATGAGCTTCCGACCACACGGACATGCTGTTATAAGTCAGACATCGCCAAGGGCGCAGGCGGTATGCGACCGTTGTGGCTTTTGGTATTCTCATAGCGACTTACGTTGGGCCTCTGATTGGCGCGGCACAAAACTCCAAAACCTTCGATTCCTTGTATGTGAATCATGTTTGGACGTGCCGCAGCAAAACGGCCAGCGCACAATCATATTGCCTGCTGACCCAGTTCCGATTCAGAACGCCCGCCCAGAACAGTACGTTCCTGACAGTAACCCGCTATCTGCGATAGGAGCGAACCCCAGCCCCGCGCTCTGGCAGTTCAGTGGTCAGATCGGGAACATGGTCAACGCTGCCGGTGTCCCCGCTGCCTTCAATGGCAGTGCGAACAAGCCATCCTTTATGTCGGCTATGATAAGCGTACCTAATTCCAGCTATGATAACTATGTCGGGATTAACTGGAGCGGCTACCCCACAACCACTCTTCTTTCCAGCCTTAATTCTCCGGTCCTTACTCATACGTTAGACAGCTTCACTATTGCGGCACCGAATGACAGTGCCTTTGGGTCAACATCTTATGTTGTTCAGGGGTCTAATTTTGATGCTCATGCCCCTTGGATATTATGGACAACGCTTTCCTCTGGGAACACGGCAGGGACCGTTGGAGAGATCATATCTGGTATGGCTACATCAACAAGTCCTGGGGTTGGGAGTAGATATCAGTACCACCGAGTTGCTTTCTATGGGGGGGCGACCTCAATAGCGGTAGCCCAGGTCACTCTCTCGGTTAGGGATGGGAGTTTTATTTAATGCCGCTAAACTATACCACCTACACGCAGCAGATCGCCAATATCATGGTGGTCAGCACGAGCGATACGAACTTTCAAATCATGCTTCCTGGTATGATCGATTACGCAGAACAGAGAATCTACCGTGAACTGGACCTTATCTATACTCAAGTGACAGATTCAACCGCGACCGTATCCAGTGGCAACAGAAATTTTAATCTTCCGACGAGCATCGGGACCTTTATTATAACGGACAATATCAACATCATTACACCAGCAGGAACGCAGGCAGCGTTAGGCACAAGAGTTCAATTAACTCCAACGTCCCGTGAATTCCTGGATATTGCTTACCCGTCTGGACAGACAGCCACTGGTGTTCCTGAATTCTATGCAATGGCGTCAAATGCAGGAGTAATATTCGGGCCTGCTCCGGATGCTCCATATGTAGCTGAGGTTGTTGGTGTCCAGCGACCCACGCCTCTCTCAACAGCTAATTCCAGCACTATCCTGACGCAGTACGTTCCAGACCTTATGATCGCTGCGTCAATGGTGTTCGGCGCTGGGTATATGCGTGATTTTGGTGCCCAATCAGACAACCCGCAGATGGCGCAGTCCTGGGAGGCTCAATACAAATCCTTGTTTGCTTCTGCCGCTGTTGAGCAGGCTAGAGCCAGCTTCCAATCGGAAGGCTGGACCAGCGATCAACCTTCTCCGATTGCGACACCCAAGAGAGTTTAGCCAATGCCTATGGCTTCGGTGAAACTCCGCCCAGGTGTAAATGTCCAGCTTACTCCGGCATTGAACGAGGCTGGCGTTTCTCAATCACAGTTGATCCGCTACAAAGATAGCCTGATCCAGAAGTATGGTGGCTGGAATAAATACTATCCGCTTACAATCGCTTCTACCATTCTTGATATCCACGCATGGCAGGGCGTCGGTGGGGCTCAATTTCTTTCAGTGGGTGCCACTCAATCACTTAGCGTAATACATTCTGGCTCTCTCTCGGACATAACCCCGCAGACTAGGGTAAGCAATGTAGCGCCGTCATTTACCAGCACAGGAACTGGAAATGCTATTGCGGTAGTGGACGCCGGTAGCAGCACTACTCTTTACGATTCTGTATTTTTCGATACTCCGGTGGATGTCGGCGGTGCTATTCTTTCCGGCGCATACGCCATAAATACTGTAGGCGGCTCAAGCCAATATACGGTTTTGTCCACTAACAATAGTTCAGTAGCCGTCGCAAGCAGTGGGATTCTGCCAGTATTCACTACTACCGTTAATAGCGGTGTTGTGACGGTAACATTTCCAAGCGCTGGATATAAAGTAATACAGGGCCTGTTCTATCCATTTATTGCTCCTACAAGTGTGGGAGGGTTGACGATTCAGGGGCAGTATCAAGTCCAGACGATTGTAGACTCTACATCTTTCACAATCATATCTCCGACACAGGCCACCAGCGCAAACACCGTTACGATGAACGGCGGAACTGCCCAAATCACCTATTACATTACGCAGGGTCCTCCGTCTGGAGGTAGCGGATATGGACTTGGTGGGTATGGGCTAGGTGGCTACGGACTAGGATCACCGATTCTCGGCGGATCAGGAACCCCCATTACGGCGATTGACTGGACGGAAGATAACTGGGGTGAGGTTCTTCTCGCCTGCCCAGAGAACGGACCAATCTATTCGTGGTCGCCAGATAGTGGATTCTCGACTGGCACAGTCGTAACTACCGGGCCGTTTTTCAACGGCGGCATCTTCATATCAATGCCCCAACAGATTCTGGTGGCATGGAGATCGTGCCTAACAACAGGAGTGCAGGATTCACTTACTGTTAAGTGGTCTGATGCTGGCAACTATACTAATTGGAATATAACATCCCAGACCGCTGCTGGCGCTTTCCATATACCGACCGGCTCTATCATAATGGGTGGTCTGCAAGCTCCTAATTATGGGGTGATCTGGACGGATATTGATGTCTGGATCATGCAGTATGTTGGCGGCACGGTTATTTTCAACTTCACGCGCGCCGGAACTGGATGCGGGCTTATCGGCAAACACGCAGCCGGTGTTCTTTCCGGGAATGTCTATTGGTGCGGGGTCAATAACTTTTTTACAAGTGGCGCTAATGGCGTTCAAGTAATGCCATGTTCTGTGTGGGATTTCATTTTCCAGAATCTCAACACAGCGTATCAGTCGAAGATACGTTGCGCTCCCAATAGCACATTCAACGAAATAACTTGGTTCTTCCCTTCCGCAGCCAGCACCGGACAGAACGATTCATATGTGAAGTACAATATAATCGAGAACGAATGGGATTATGGGTTGCTGGGCCGCCAAGCCTGGGTTGATGTATCCCCATTGGGCACCCCTATAGGAACCGATACAGTAAATATCTACCAGCATGAGCAGACCAACGATGCCGCTGGTAACGCCATTACATCCAACTTCACCACTGGCTATTGGTCAATTTCTGACGGCAATGACCTGTCCTTTGTTGATTGGGTAATGCCTGATATGAAATTCGGCACCTATAGCGGGGCCAAGACGGCTTCGTGTCAGATAAGTTTCCAGAGCCTGGATTACCCTGGTGACACGCCAAAGACCTACGGGCCATATACGTTCACAAGTACAACCGAGTATATTAATACTAGAATCCGTGGTAGGTTGCTGTCTATGTCAGTAGAGACAAGTGATGCCGCCAGCTTCTGGCGTATTGGGCGCATAAGATATCGTTGGGCTGCTACGGGGCGGAGATGAAATGGCGGTAGGACTTGGAGAGATTCTGGCTGCGCTACAAAACGGTGTTACCAGTATCAACAATCTAAATACTGCGTTGGCCAAGATATTCCCGCAGACCACCGCTGTATCGACAGTAGCGCCGTCAGTCGGAGCTATAACCTTTACTTCATCAGAAGCAGCAGTATTCATTACAGTAACGACAAGCTCAGGCGGAACGTACAAAGTTCCAGGCTACTAAAGGTAGAAAAAGATGGCTAGCCCAACCCCAAATAAAGGCTACACCTATCCAGCACACGGTGCTGCTGTTAATGCTTGGGATTCCCCCCTTAACGCAGATTTTGATGCCATCGACCTCAATTTGGGTGGGACTTATGTAATCGCTCTAGGGGCCTATGGGTCGGCTACCTACAATTCCACGAATGCAACGATTCCAAGCACGGCGGCATCGATTGCGCTTCCGTCGAGCCTCGCCAATAATCTTCATTATAATGTCAGCGGAACCATATCCAATAATATGTCTCTCACATTCCCGTCCGGATACGCGGGAATCATGGACATCACAAATAATTCCAGCGGTTCGTTCACTCTCTCAACTATAGTATCTGGATCGACTGCTGCGGCAACCACTGTCGGGCGCGGCAGCCAAGTCTTTATTTCAGACGCGACAACCATTTTTACTGGCGATACGAACGGCGTCCAGTCGTACCTTGGTAATCCTAATGGAAATTTAGCCGGTGCTGCCGCTACTATTAACGGCGGCCTGACTGATATGGTGTGGGATGTTACAGATCAGCTTCTTTATTTCTGCACCACGACAGGAAGCTCATCTTCGGCAGTATGGAGCGTCCCAGTAGCTACGGTTACTAGGGGTTTTGACACTGCTACTAATCTGTCATTAGCAGTCACACACACAGGCGGGAATCTTCTTAACGTCGCGGTGAAAACTGTTGCGGGCGCTGATGCCACTACTGGCAGCCCTGTTGTTTGCGCGTTTCAGGCAGTGAGTGGAGCGCAAACCACTGGCAGCGTTACGAGCCTTAATATTACGAGCGCTCTATCTATGACGACAAACGCTGTCGGGGCGACTCTGGGAAGTTTGAACAGCGTACCATTCAGGTTTTGGCTGGCTATTTTTAATAACGCCGGAACTCCAGTTCTAGCGATGCTGAACGCATCATCGGCTACCACTATATTCCCGATAGCGGAATATGGGGTGGCTTCTACGGTTTCAATCAGCGGCACTGCAACGTCTAATGGTGTTTGGTACACGCCG